CTTCATAATCATCATTCATTGTGATACTATCTAAGATGATTGGAACATCCCTTTTTTCTCCGATCTCACTCACCAAATTGACCGACATGGTATATGCTGGTTGAAAGTTTGGTAAAATTTGTTCTATAATTTGAAGAGCATCTTCGTTCAATTTACACATTACATTTAATTCAAATGACATGTTGTATGGAACGGGCATAAACACTTTCTTTTCTTGTGTTTTATCCGTTGAAGAAGAAGTTATTATAGTTTGAGTTGAAGTAACTTTTCTAGTTGGATCATAACTCAAACCATCAAATTCAAATGACATTCTCGGTAGTGTCATTTGGACGGGTTTATTCAGATTTGCGGATTGCTGCAATCTTGCCAAAAACTTTTGTGACGGTCCATAAGCAAGAGGTACTTTAATAACGCTAGTTACATCATCGCTACTATCAGAATGTTTAATGGTTAATCCATTAAACAAGGTTCCGAAAGCAATGATGGTCTTCCTTAAAATTTCGTGGTAATGATAGTCAAACATTTTATATTATGTTATAGATTTTTATTAGACCGTCAATTTATTTAGGGTATTCCAAAAGGATTCTTTTCGGTAAAATCTATAATGTCATCTGCTTCAGATTCTATAATATCATTTTCAGCATAAGTATCGACCAAATCGTCAGTGTCAAGACTTCTTAATTGACTTACTGCTCCACTTTCCGATCCAGTTATATTTTCTCCAACAACGAATGTTCCATCAACTTTATAAACTTCTAAAATATTGGTGGTTCCATCCCAATCATTAACACGAGCAGTTGTTCCACTGATAGATCCAGTTACAATCTCATTGAATACAAATGTCTTACTAGTTGTTCCTAAACCTACAGGTGGAGAACTTACAGTAACTGTAGGAGCACTGCTGTAACCCAAACCTGCATTGGTGATTCGGATCGAAGTAACAATTCCTGCAGAACTAATGTAAGCAACTCCAGTTGGTACAATTACTTCATCTGGATCCTTCTCACCAATGAGGTTGGAGATTGTTACTGTTGGATCTGATGTATATCCAGCACCAGCATTTGTCAGAGTAATTGTAGTAACTGTTCCTGCCGCACCAATTGTTGCAGTCGCTTCTGCTGTTGTTCCTCCACCAATTGGACCGCTGATAGTGACAGTTGGTGCTGTGGTATAGTATATACCAGGATTGGTGATAGTAATTGCATCAATAGTTCCCACTCCACCAGCAGTGGTTGATGCAGTAGCAGTTGCACCGCCTGGAACTGAGAATGTAATCGTTGGTGCTGTAGTATATCCAGATCCACCACTTGTTATTGTAACTACACCAACAGCACCATTGTCAGAAAGAACCGTTGTCGCTGCAGCACCAGACCCTCCACCACCGATGAAAACGATTCCTGGAGCAACTGTATATCCTATACCTGGATTAATGATTTCTACTGCTTGAACCTTAGAATCCGACGTTAATCCTTCACAATCAGTTAAAGCACCGATCATAGAGGCGATGCCAATTGCGGTTACTCCACCTGCAGGAGCAGATGAAATTGCTACTCTAGGTGCTGAAGTATAATCAACACCTCTATTAGTTATTGTAACACTTCTGAGAGCACCGCTAACAAAACCAGCTATCGCTGTTGCAACAGAGGAAACTCCTACAAGAGTTAAAGATTGTATATATCTACGATCAATAAGATTGTCATCAATTTCTTCAACACTGGTGTCGAGAATTTCATCTTCTGCACGGAACAATTCACATCTTAATTCATAAACATAATTTTTCTGAAGTTGATAGAAAGGTTTTTCATGCTCAACATATTTAATTTCAAACAATCTATCCCCCAAAGGAAAGTAAATTAAATCACCTTCTTTGGGTCTGGTTGCTAATTCTATGTTTGGTAAATTTTTTATTAATGGCGTTATATATGATTCGTATCTCTCTTTGGATAAAATCAGAACCAAGTCATCCATTTCTTGGATGCCAAATTTAGACATCAGGGTTCCTAAACCTTGATATCCATCATAGGTATCTACATATGCCTCAATTGGATATGCATTCTCAAATTTCGATTCTATTACTTCTCTAATAATTGTATTTTTATTTACATACTGTCTTGGTATGTAATATACCTCCACACCATAAATCTTCAGTTGTTCATTAATTAAATCTTGTATAAGATTTTGTTCACCTCTTGTCCCTTGCTGAAAAAATGGATTGAGCATGGCATTATCCTATCATGTCTAATGGGGGAAGTTCATAAGTATTGGACATTTTTTCCATTAAAGCATCCAATTCTTTTTGAGCATCATCATATATTTGTCTTCCATTCAATTCAATTCCACCAGGTAATTTCACTCCTTGGAATTTAATAAGATTTTGTCCCCATTGTCTCTTGATAAGAGATGTTAAGTATGGTTTTAAGAAAGAGTCATTATAAACTCTAGTGTGATCTTCTGGATTCAATACTCTAAAGCAATCTATGATTAAGTAGTTTCCAGCAGTAACACTTCCCCAATCAATATCCAGGTATAATCTGTCTTGTCTTTGGTTAAATCTTATTTGTTTTTCGGTAGTTAACAGGAAGTTGATATCTGACAGATACGTTTGTACCATTGCATAGGTCAGAATTTCAGTTGAACCCCAATAATATATGTCATTAAGAAACAATTGATACTTCACACTGAACATATTGTTTGTAACAGTGTTTGTTCCATCAAAATGGAATATTTTATTTACACCGATAACTGCTGGAGGTATTTGCAAATAATTGCTGTTCTCCTCATAACTAAAACTTGTTGAAACCCCAGCAATAGTTGCCGATTCTGTCGTTGTAACAATTCCAGTCTTTACACCGCTCGCTGGCGCTTGACCTCTTTTTATATCATCTTCTGTTATTTGATATTTCAAATACATTTGAGAGACACCATCAAAGTGTCTTTCTTGAAAAAATTGAATAGCGTCATCAACAAGATCCTCAATTTGCTCATCAGCAACGTTGATCTCTAAAACTGGCGCTCCCAGTTTTCTTTTGCAATAATCTATTAATTCTGACCTTGAAGAAGGTTGCGCCATTTAATTATTACCTCTCAAATTATTTATGGTGCTGAAGAAATGCCAGGGATCACCAGAACATTTCCTTCCGCAAGTCTATAAACAGTCGTTCCAGAACTAACAAGAATTTCATACACATATCTTCCTTCTACTAAATTTCTTGTTTGAGCAGCACTTATGGAAGAGATAAATTTGCCCTCAGTGGTGCTAGTAAATCCAACACTAAAAGTTGCTACTGCATAAGAAGTTGATCCAACAGACACACTTTTTGCCATCTGTGATGAGGCAGTCCAACTAGTAAAATCAAAAGCAGTCCCATCTGTTCTAGTAACAGTAAATGAATCGCTAAATGTTGCTCCAGCGTTAATCTTTAAATTAACACCATATGCAACACCTGCACTTGGATCGAACTTGATTGTGTGTGATGCCATTAGAGTTTCGCCACTACTTCTGCTTGTTTGTAGTATAATTTAACATAACATTTTGCAACAGTTCTCACAAGTTCAATATCATCTATATTATCTATCTCTCTAGAAATTTTTTCATATTCAAAAAGTTTATTCACACTTTCTAGTGATACTTCATCAGGATCAAGTTTCATTTGCAATACTCCTCAAAAGAAATTTTATTTCATTTAAATCATTTTTTATAGAATTGACATCATTTTCCAGATTGTCAATTCTATTTTTTTCATTTTCTTGATGATTTTTTCTGGAAATGTAAGATTCATATTCAGATTTATTCACATTTACAATTGCATTTGTTTGGGGGTCTCTATAGAGACTAGTCTCACCTTCAACGGGAATCAAATTTTTATTCATTTTAAGCAAATCCAATTACTCTCAAATCTTGAATTACGGGTACAATAGAAGAGTTCGTTGAAGTCATGACCAATTTAATTCTAAAGACTTTGAACGATGGTAATTTATCGATTGTGAACTCATACTCATTAAATGAATTTGGAGTTGGAACATAATCATATGCGGTGTTCTTGATAACATTTTTGTCAGAAGAACCATTATTCAAAGAAACATCAATTACATCACCACTCGCATTGAGGTTAGTATAACCTGGGAATGGAGCAAAGATTGGATCATCTGATACATCATTTTGAATGGCATAGAATCCACGAATATCACTTTCCAGTCCAAGAGATGCAGTCAAGAGAACTTTGATTGATGTAGCAGAGTTTTCCAGAGAAATTGGTTTTGAAACATAATAGAATGCGTTTGGATCACTTTCTATTGTATTTGCTCTGTTATCAGTTACATAATTACTTATTGGTGCATTAATTCTATTGGATGTAAAGATAATGCTTGATCTTGTAATATCAATGCAAGGAGACAATCTCGAATCAGCACTCAACATATCCATGTTGAGTGTAAATGATTTTCTTCCTGGTAGATTTTGCAATCTTGCATCTTCATTAATGCGAGATGCAATTGTTCTTGGAGAATCAAAATAGTTATTACTGAATAATGTAACTGGTTGGAATCCCTTATCGACGTATGGTGTCTCAGTTCCATCAATTGATTTTCCAGTGATTGTTCTAACGGATGGGGATAATGTTGTAAATTTGGGTGATACTGATTCAATTTTTGGTGTAATGATGTTGTATGGAACATTATACGTTGCATCAATTTTTTGACCACCAACCTTTTTCGTTTCCGTAAAGAACAGTTTGGGGAATGATGCTCCAGTTCTATCTGTAAGATTTGTACCAGAAGACATATCAGCCTTCAAGAAGTAATGGTCCAACCCAATTTGATTTGAAATACTTGCATCACTTAAATCATGTGTCTTATTGATTCTAAGGAGTGATACTCCATTCATTTCATACTTATAAACAAGAGTTCCAACGGAATATGGGAAAGCCTTTGTTCCATTTATCTCTCTTGTAATTCCAGTTAAAGTCGAATCGGAAATACCAGTATATTCAATAATCTCATCATTCATTAAAACGTATCCTGGGTTTGTGCTGCCAACACTTACACCTTCAAAAGTCGTAAAGTTGGAGGTGCTAGCAACAGATATCGCAGACGTTGATGCTGCGGTGTAGTCAACGCTCAGTGATGTTGGAATTACATCTGGGAGAGCATTGCTAATTGTCACTTTATTGACATCGGAGTACATACCATGGTTTCTGTGATTGACTTTAAAGTGCAATCCATCAAACACCTCTTGAATAGTACCAGTAATTGTTACATTACCACCTTTAGAGGCATTCAATGTAGTTGTAACTCCAGAGTTGTTGATGTAGGTTAATGTAAATCCTGCACCTACAGTAAAGTCTCCCTGAACGTCTGCTATAGTGAGTTCATTTAATCCACTGATATCAGATACACTCAATCTTAAGTTTCTGCCAAGAGATGAAACTCCAACCGCAGAGATTGTAAGAAGATCTCCTACAGAATATCCAGTTCCTCCATCATTAACGGTAGCAGCGATAGCGACTCCATTACTTATCGTAATGTCTGCCGTTCCATTTCTACCAGTTCCAACAACGTTTGTTAGAGTCAAGTTGGAATAAGTTGTTCCACCACTGCTTGGAGTGTATCCCGTACCGACGTTTGTAATTTGTAAGGTATTGATTGTTCCCGCAGTTCCAACAAGATTTCCTGTTGCACCAGATTGTAATTGGATAATTGTATTTCCATTTGACAAGTCTGGATCATTTACTGTGGTTCCAATTCCAATACGAATTGTTTTTGAATCAATATCAAATGCGTCCCTTCTCAATCTGGAAATATCAGTTGGAAGGGTTGGGTTGAAGAACTGTACAGATCCGTTGGTAACGAAATCCGCTCTGTATAATTCAAACTTCAAATCTTCATATTGACTTGCATCCCAAGTAGAAGCATTTTGTGACTTAAAGAGTGATCCAAGGATTGGTTGAGCGGAAACCAGAACTTGTCCCGCTTCAGTTGCAATAGAGGTTACATCAGATTCACCAATTCTTGAGATCCATGCAGTGTAATCTGTAGAATCTGAAAGAAGAACCAGTGCATATTCTCTATTACCATTCAGATAAACTGGAGAATCAAAAGTAAATTTGGTTGCAACTGTAGCATCATCAGAAGTATTAACCTCATCTGCTGAAAGTTCTACTTCAGAGAATGCTAAGATTGTTGATGAAGGAAGACCATTCTGAACTTCTCTGATTTGACAATATACTGGTAAAGTTGATGATTTGGTATTGAAATAAACATTCAGACTTGTAACAAAAATTCCAGTTTCATCATCAACATAGAAAGTTTGGGCAAGAGGATCTCTTCTAACTGGTCTAACTACTTGAGTTATAACTCTTGCAGATGCACTAGCACTAGCAGATGCTGAAGTTGAAGATGTTAATGTTCTACTCTGTTCAAATTCTTCATGTTCTACTCTAGCATTTCTCAAAGAAAGAGTTGCTTCTTGAGTATTGTCGATACTTCCTTCTGAGTAGAAAATTTCTTCAGCGGAAGTGGTTACGACACCACCGACTCTACTGTTTATTGAACTATTAGTTAATCTAAATGCAGATCTTCCAGTTTCAAATGATGGATAATCACCAGTTCCATCTGGAACAAGGTATGATCCAATTAATGTTCCGACATTATCTGAAATTAGTCTTACATTTGTGACTGTGGCAACAGCACCACTGCTCTGACCTCTCAATATCATTCCAGATGAAATCCAACCCCAGTATTCTGGTTGTCTTTCGTTTGATAGACTGAAAGTATCAATGTTCAGAACAGTGCTAGTTTCTGAGTAAGACGCTGGAATTACATTATTTCTATCATATGGATTTTCTGTGAAGACATCAGTTGGATTGTTATAAGGTCCATACTTGTGATTTGATGATGCAATTCTAAAATCAATATTTGGAATCGTGTCTGGATCAACGTCGGTAACATTCTGTGCTGTTATCATCGTTCCACGAACTCTTTCACCTACTTGGAAGGTGCCAGATTCCATAGTGATTTCAAGTAATTTAGGGAAACAGAACCCATTAACATCAACATTATCAAAGAACGCATAAAGTTGCGTATTTGGTTTCATGCGTCTAGCAGTGAACTGAATGTTCCTCGAACGCATGAACTGAATTATGTCCCTGCTGACAATTCTGTCTCCAAGAGATTCTGTATCGAGTTGTTCTCTAACTGTGTGTCTTACACCAGTTCTTCTCTGATCAAGATTGGTTGTAAGACTTACATTTCCACTTACATTAGCGGAAACTGTATTACCACCAGTATTCATATTCAATCCAAGGGAAAGATTGATGTTCTGTCTTACACCATTAGTTTCCCAAGAATTCCAAATGATTGGACTTACTCCAAGTCTAGAACCATCTGCCCTGTCGTCTATTTCTGCTCTTAATGCTTCAGCAACGCCAGTGAAAGATCCTTCCATTCTAACGTCTCTGACTTCAAGACGATTTACATCAATCCAAACATCTACTGATGGTTCTAAATCAATAGTTCCCTCATAACTCTTAACTAAGTATGGGGTAACATTTTCTACTCTGGTTGCAAATGGTTGTTCAACCCATAGAGATTCTGTGTAATCCAGAGTTACAACATTACCAGTTTTTTTAATGTTATTTCCAGTAATATTGCTAAGATAATTACGATCTTGAGTTGAATTTGTAGTTGTACCGAGTCCAGCGATTGCATCTGACCCAATCTCAAGATTTAATTGAGTTGTGTAGTGTGATGGTCTCAATTGACCATTTTGAACATCTAGACTGTTCTTGACACCAACACTAACGTCTTGTGTTCCTACAGATGAGAAGTTATCAATCAAGAATCCAGACTTAAATCTATTTTGTCCTTGAGCATCAGCAACAAACAAATTAGCGGTGTTGTCCTCAAGAAGTGAAAGTGATGTATAATACTCAAGATTTTTAATTCTATTTTCAAGTCTGAAGATATCACTCATCTGATATCTCTTATAATTTACAAAAGTTACTTCGGCATCTTTTACATCATAGAGATATGGAGGTAACGCAATGTTAGCGATATTTAAAGACTCGGAAACTTCTGTTGGAAGTTTTGGATCATCTGAAGGTTCTCCAACTTTTACTTGGAATACACCATCTTTGGTTAAATACACTCTGTCAATTCTTGGCAGATAGTAATTAAACGAGAATGTTGATGATTCGTCACTCGCAAATACATGATTTGAACTATGATTTCCATCAGAGAAAGATCTTCCATCAAATTCAAATGGGGATCTTGACCCACTAGAAACTGTGAAGTCATTAACTCTTGGTCTTACATCAATTATATCAGTGTTTCTTACTCCATCTAAAACTTGAATATCTTTTTGGTAATCAAAGTCTGCATATGAATTAGAGGTTGTTACGTCTCCAGTGTCAGAAGATTCGTAGTATCCTTTTGAGAATACAACTTTTAATTTTCTTATTGGAGACTTTACTCCTTGTTTTCTAAGAATATATCCATATCCATAATGAGTTGGAGTTTGTCCATTATTGAATGTGAATCTACTTGTTATATTATTGCTACCTTGATCTAAAGTTCCAGCGATTGCATTGACACCAGAATTTTGGAATGAAATTATTTCACCAGACTGGAAAGTATTTTGATTTAAATATACAAATCCAATTTTACTGCTATTGAGTTTTTCTGCATATTTTGCTCTAGCACCACTAACAGATCCAATCAGTTCTTCCCCAATAATCAAGTCATCAGTTTTTGATGTTGGTCCATCCAAAGATCCAAGAACCAAATTTGGTAGTGTTGGATTGGATGTATCCGATGATTCATATACTCCTAACAGTTCAATGGCATCCGCAACGTTTAAAGAAATCTTTTCATCTTGAACTCTGGTTCCGAATGGATATGAACCAAAAGTAAGTCCATCATTTCTGGTTGTTGATCCTATTCCTGAGTAGTCGTAGTTTGATTTATCTACAATTAAAGAAGAAATTGCGGTTTTTCTCTTTGATTTTGAAGTTACAACGTCTTTTCTAACGGTAGCAACTAATTTTGCTGCAGAATCGTTACTTCCAAGTCCATTAATTGTAAGTTCCGTTGATCCGTTGGTAAAATCAAACTTATCTTCCGTCAGAGTTTCAAGAGTTCCATCAGAACGAACTAAAATATATCTTTCTTCGTCAAATGGTAAAAATACTAAATTGGTTCCAACTGAAATCGTGTTGGATGAATTTGATGTAATGGTTACATCATATTCTTTTCTCAAAACAATGTTTGAATTTGTTAAATCTACAGATTCAATGTTGACTTTTGGTAATCTTGCAAATAATCCGCCGTTATTTTTTGACCCTCTGAACTTTGTTCCGAGCAAACTGAGATCATTTACGCTTGTTGAAACTCCAACGGAAAAAGTTCCGTCACAAATTCCAGTGACAGTCGTTACTCCACTGATTATCAGAGAATTTGTTAAAACTTGATCAATTTTTGCAAAAGATGGGTCTGTTGCATTACCAAGAGTATAACGCAGTAAGTTTCCAGTGGTAACGATTCCTGGGAAAGTTACTAATGCACTTGTTACTGTTGCCACTCCTGCTGAAAATGGGGAAATTGTTGCATTTCCACCACCAATTGAGAAAGAAACTGATTGTAAAGTATCAGCAGCAAACGTTTTTGATGCTCCAACGTTTGCATAAAGGGATTTTACGTCAGAAATACCATAATTCGTGAATCCTGTGCTTACTCTGGTCGAATTAGAGTTATCAAAAATTAGTTTTTCGCCATTTATAAACTCACCAGATATCTGATACACTGTCAGTGCAGTTCCAGCAGTCACGCTATTTTTTAAGAATCCAATAGCGCCACTAGAATCACCTTTAACTCTTGCTGGTACTGAAAGAGTAATTGGTTCATTGATGGACAAATCACCATATGTTTGAATATCAAATAAAGAGATATCCCATCTGTTCAAATTTGAGTTTGACTCATAAGAACCAGACTCTAATGCAAAATCATAGACTCTAGCAACACCAATTTCTTTGCCAGCAGCAACGTAAGAACTTACTCCGATTCTTTGATCTCTTAAACTTACAGTTGCAGAGGTGTTGATACCTATACTTGGAGCTCCTGATGATCTATTGAGTTCAAAAGTAGTTCCAAAATCAAAATTAACTGCTTTATTTTCAATTAATTTTGTTGTTCTTGGTTTGGGAATATCTAGGAATGTTGAGGATATTTTTTCTACTTCATATCCTCTTACATATGCCTTTCCTGGACCAACTTTATAGACCATCATGTCTTCTGATGGACTATCTCCAGATGAAGTTAATTGATTTGAGCGATATATACCACCATTACCTTTTCCATCATTAAGACTTTCTTTTATACTTGTTGTAAAAGACTTGATATAATAATTTCCAGACTCATCAAAAGTTCTTCTTGCTAACTCATCTGCTAATAAGTTATAATTTGTATTTTTATTTAATTCTCTTAAAACACCATCCTTAACATTTGCTAATTCTACAAATCCAGGTGTTTCAAAATCGTCTAAATCTCTCTTTGCTAAAGTTGCAGTAATTTTTAATCTATCTGCTCCTGGGGCAGAATAGTTATTAAAACCACCAGCATTATCATTCAGATATGGGTCAATGTCTGCTGAAATTACATCTTCGACTACTTCCAGACCAACTCTGTAACTGGGAGTATTTGTATATTGATCTAACAGTAAAATCTGGTCATTGACGGTTACAAAATAACCTCTTAAAAAATAAACTCCTTGAGATAAAGCAAATGCGGATCCAATAGAAGTTGAATTTGTGTCAATAGTTCTAGCAAATCCTTCACCAGATACAATGAAAGAATTTCCAAAAGAAATATCCGAATCTGCAATCAGATTTTCTGCATCATCAAATTCTCTCTTGGAGAAGTTATTTTGGTTTGAACTATAGTAGTCAACATAAAGGGTTATATTTCCTCTTTCAGACTCATCTGATGTGATAACCTTTTTGACTACTGCTACAACTCCAGAAGTTTCTCCACGGATTTGTAATCCAACAAGTTGGTCCAAATAAAGAGATACTGGTATCCCCAGAAAATTACTCTCAACTTCTACCGCAAAGAAATCTTTGAGGTAAGTTAATTGACCAGGAATTACCCTAGCACCTTCCTTAAAGAAATGTGTGCCAAATTGTTCAACTTGATTCTGTAAAATTGACTGAAGGGTTGTCAGTTCTCTTGCTTGAACTGGATAACCTGGTTTAAAAAGGACTTTATAGTAGTCCTTATCTTTCCCACCAATTACTGGTTCATTATAGTCATCAAAATATGGAGCTACGTTGAGATTAGTTTCCTGAGACATAATTCCTTAGAATTGCAAAATAACTTTGATATCTTCTTTTTGG